ATCCGCTAATAGGACACCGCCAGAGTAATTCTTAAACGGAGCAGCCATTTAAATTACTTTAAAAAAGTTTTTTGCGATACCCTAATCACAGATAAGGGGATTAGTTTCACAGAAACTAACTATTTTTGAGCCTCTTGCTTGAGCACTGCTGCAAGCTGTGGATCTTGTTCTAATAGTAGCATTTGTTGTGTGAGATTGCCCGTTTTCCAAGGGTTTACCTGACCTCCACCAGCATTTGCCACGGGGCTAGGTCTAGCACCCATTCCTGCTGCTGAACTTGGTTTAAAATGATGTTCCCAACCACTGCCAGGATTTTTGAGACTGCTAATATAAGTATTCAAATCTTGTTCAACTCCGCCATTAAGAATAACTACTTTACCTTCAGCATTCTTTTGTAACTTATTTTGTAACAATGATAAAGTTTGTTCTGCATTTATCGCTCCAAGGTTACTGATAGCTGCGAGGGCTGCTGTTTTTGTAGAAGCTACTTCATGAGAATTTTTCATCTCTTCAAGCTGTTGAGATAAGTTCACTATCTGCTGTTCTTTTTCTTGGGCTGTTTTGTTAGCTTCTTCCCAAAGAGTTTTCCATTGACCTTGATCCTCTAACTCTTGTTTACGTTGTTCATCTTTTTGTTTATAAACATCATCTAATTTACTTTTGATGCCTTTAAATTTTTCTTGTGCTTCAGTAGCTTCTTTACGAGCAGCAGCTAATTTTGCTTCGTATTCTGCTTTTACAGAGTCAAGATTTGGTGCTTGTGGTTGTGAAGGAGTATCAGCCACGGGCTGTTCAGCAGGAGTCACAGAATCAGGCTGAATTACTTGTTCTTCGATTGCCATGAATTAATCAGATAGTGGGCTAGTGGTTTTCTTTTTAGTAGCTTTTTTCTTAGTTGCTTTTGGTTCGGGAGCAGGACAAACTTCGGGTTCAACTGGTGCAGTTGAATGTACAAGTTCTACTTCTTCCCATTTATAAGTTCCGTCAGATTGCAGAACATGGTCTAAAGATTTAGCCATAATTTTTATGTACTTATATACTATTGTATCAGACTATTCAGATTTGGCTTCATTTGCTGAAGGTAATACCTCTCCCTGAACCAAAATATCTCTGAACTCCTCTCTATCAATGACTTGTTGATCGAATAGAGATGTTAAGGCTGTAATATCTTGACCGATTAATCTTTCAATGTCGAAGTCTCTACTAATTTTTACTTCCGGTGGTTCGATTCCAACATACTCGGCTGAGAGGTTAAAAGCTTTTTGTAGCTTTTGTTCAAGTTCCATTGATACCATTGCGAGCATGGAGTTGGTATCTACACGATCTAACCTACGGGCATCTGCCGATTCTGCGACAAATTTCTGTTGTGATAATGTACTGATTCCTAATGTAGCCATTTGCATCTGTAGCTCTTTTATTTCAGCAGACTGAGCTTCAAAAGCACTGGAAGCTGGTTCTACATAATAAACTTTATTTCCTGGTTGAGTTGCCATTGCATAATTCACAGATATAGCAAGATCTTTTGTCTGATCGTCATATCCTTCCATCACAAGCATTGGTTGAGATGCAACGTGCAAACTATGAATCAAATCAGCTTGTCTTTGAAAATGTGCAATATTTAGATATGCAATATCAAGTAAAGGTGGTTTGCTGACTAAATTATCGGTTTTTCCAGAATAAATAGTTACTAAAGGTATTTCTCCGAGAGAAAATTCACCAGATTCTACTTGTTTATAGTCTTTATCAGCCGATCCAGTTTCAAAACTGCCAACAGAACTTCCGTCTGATACATCGTACATTTCTTCTATCTGCTCTTTTTTACGAAATACTCTGTAACTCCCTGGTTCGATTACTCTTACTTGGTCAAATACTTTCTCTCCAAACTGTCCATCTGGGAGCACAGCCTTTTCACCGATTCTCACCTGTATCAAATTTCCGTAATTTGATTCTCTATCTAATCTCCAGCCGTAAAGATTATTTGGGTCAATTTCAATCCAGTAAGGTCTGCGGTTTTGTTGACGTTCTTCTGCAAGACTTACTGCTCCTGATGGTGCAGGATAATCTACAAGGATGTGACTTTGGCCGTATGTGAGAGAGCACATTAATAATCTTCTAGCGTATTCGTCTAAGTCTGATTTTCTGCCATCGACATCCATCTTGAACATTTCTGTCCAGTAAGGATCTCCAGTTAGTGTTATTGGTTTTCGTAGTACGAGACCTGTAGCTGCTCTAATTAGTCTTTGGGTAAATGGGGAAAACACAGCACGATTTACTCTGGCTAAATAGGCATCGTAATCTTCTCTTGGTTCTAGGGGTAAGAATGCTTCACTGTTTGTTCGGAGATAATCTGTTCCCTCGGTTACAGCTTTCATTATTTCCCAACCTTTCATCATGTCCAAGACAGCCCTTGTTCTAGTAAAAGGACTATCTATTCCACCTACAGAAGTAGATGAAACAATGTTAGTTCTGATTGGGCCAGGTACAGCGTAAGTCATTGTTTACCATTTAGTGCGGTGTGACCAGTATCTAGCTGTAAAAAATCCTGGGTTTGGATCTTGTGCATTGTGTCTGGCATAATACGATCTTCTTCTGGCTTTATCCTTTTCGGACTTAGGGTTTTTACCAGCACCCACAACCCCTTGCTGACCAAATCGTATTAACTTTATTTTATCGCCTTTCTTAGCCAATACCACATGGGATTTAGTGGGATGACCAGGTGTTTTCTTGGGTTTATTAAATCCTTCTAATCTATTTTTTGTAAGTCTAGGATCTTTTTTACTCATTTTCCTACTTTTTTCATAGTCAGATTATGAGCTTCAGTAAAAGTTTTACCTTTTAACATTAGCTTCTTCATCTCTTCCATGTGCTTTTTAGTATGAGTACCCTTCTTCTTATGCCTAGCTAAAGCATCTTTTTGCCTTTGAGTTAGAGTTTTCATTTCTTCTTCCTCTTTTTCTTAGAACGTAACTTTTTAAGATCAGCAGCCGTAATCTTATCCCGTGGTGGAGCAACAGCAGCAAGTTTTCGCTGTTTTGCTGAATAAGATTTTTTAGGCATTAGATAGCGTTAGTAATAGCACCAGAAGAAATAAAGCTGACACTTACAGTTTCAAGATCGCCTGTTGTAGCAGATAAACTTGTTCCTGTAACAATTCCAGAAAAACTTATACTTTTACTTCCAGAAGTATCTAAAAATAATTGAAACTGTGCATCACCAGCATCTTCAGCAGTTAAAACATCATCTACAATATTTTCAGTTTCGTTACCGCTAGCTGCTGTATATAGAAAATCAACAGTTCCAGAAGCAGAAATTAGTCCACCAACAAAACTTCTTGATGTAGCACCATGAGCAGTTACATCTAGTGTTTCTTTTGTTGTGTCTAAAGTCCAACCTGTAGTTGAAACTATTGCCTCAGTAGTACCAGAAGAGTTCTTAAATTTAACAGAACCTTCTTCTCCACGAAAAAATGCCATGATCCAAAGAAAAAAAGAGTATTTATAGATAGTTTAACT